GTATGGTCATAACTATTCAGCCGCTGCTCGTAAATCTTTTAAAGCAAGACACAAATGTGGAACTGCTAAAAGTAAACTAACAGCAAGATACTGGTCCTGTAAAAACTTATGGGGTGGTAAAGGAGGATCAACAAAGTCTAACCCTTCAGGTGTTAGAGGTAAATACTAATAACAAACAAAACTATCATGGCTTACAATCAAAAAAACAGTCCCTTTAAACAAACAACCCTTAAAGGTACTCTAAAAGGCGTAGCGAAAGATGCAGCAATTTTGGCGCTTGGGGGACCAATTCCATTCGCTACAAAAACGGCAACTGACGCTTACAAAAAATTTAAAAGTAATAGTCAAAACAAACCTAGTGAGAAGTTTCTTCCTTCAATGGTTTCTACAAAACAAAAGTCAACTGGTTCTAAACAAACAGCTTTAGACAAAATTAGAAACACCCCTGACCTTTCTACAGGAAAAACTAAAACAAAAACAGTAGAAATAGGTAAAAGACCTAAGCGTAGTCTTAAAGAAGCGTATGACATTGCTCTTACAAAGGGCTACCGTAAGAAAAGCGAAAGTTTTGCGGACTATTCAAAAAGAGCAAAAGCGGATCCGTTGTACGGAAAAAGCGGAAGTAAAGGGTTTAAAGTAACAGCAGCAGGTGATGATGTTGTTTCTCCTTACAAGCCAGGTACTAAAGTATCTACTCTTAAAGACAAAGAAGCTAAAGAGTATGCGGCTAAAACAAAAAAGCTAAACAAAAAGGCTTCAGAAATCCGTAAAAGCAGAAAGGTAATTAATCAAGCAGCAAAGAACAAACCTAAGGTAGCAGAGATTAAGACTGAGCCGGCGAAAATTAATACACCTAAGAAAACAACAAAGGTAACGGTAAGCCGTAGAGATCAAAGAAGATTAGACAAGCAAGCTAAGCGAGAAGCTAGAATTGCTGAAACTAGAAAGAAAGGAAAAGCAGCTTTAGCCGGAGGGGATACTCAAAAAGCAAACAGATTAAGAAGAAAGCAAGCTAGAATCGAAGGTAGAATCGCTAAGACAAATAAAAAATTGCGCGAGTCAGCTGGTATTAAAACAAAAAAAGGTACTTATAACTTCGCAGAAGGAACAGGTCCTAAAACTAGCAAGTTTGATAAAACTAAAAACGCAGGAGATAAGCCTAAGACGAAAGTGAAAGCAAGAAGACGTGCGGCAAAGGGATCTACTAGAGCAACACTTAGAAAGTAATATATGAGCTTTTTTGCAAAACTATTAGGTTCAGGCACTAAAGGCTTAGGTGATTTAGCAAAGGATATTAGAGAAGCTATAAAAGGCAAAGAGCTAGATCCTAAAGTTCAGATCGAAACCGCGGCTAAATTAGTTGAACTACAAACAAAAATAAACGAAGCAGAAGCAGGGCACAGGACCTTGTTCGTCGCAGGATGGAGGCCTTTTATCGGTTGGGTCTGCGGTACTGCTTTATTGTATAACTTCATACTACGGGATTTGCTTATATTTGCGAATCCCAATTGGAGTGAACTACCGGCATTACAAATGCAAGAATTGTTTTCAATCTTGTTTGGTATGTTAGGATTAGGAGGATTAAGAACATTTGAAAAGAAAAATAAAATAGCAAAATAAATGGCAGCAGGAATAGGATTAGGAATAAGTATGGGCTGGACGTATGCTAAAAAAGGCTTTAGCGCAGTTATACAGGGTTTGTTTGCGATTTTAGAAGCTAGATCTACTTTTTTTGAAAATGCGAACAACTCAAAGTTAGGTGTTCAAGAACTAGAAACCGCAGGTTTGCTTGACAAGGCTAGTATTATACTTACCCCTACGGGTTATAGTGATTCCGTTATCCATAACGTAAAGCCAAGTTCAACGCCTTTTGGCGACATGGCACTCGTTAAGAACGGGACTTGCACTAGGGTTAATAAAGACGGTCTCGTTGAAACAGTAGCATCTGACGTTCCTAGGATAGATTACTCGAAAGGAGAAGGCGCGATATTATGTGAAACTTCTTCAGTAAACCAAATACGATATAGCGAAGACTTTTCAAACGCTCTTTGGACAAAGGCAGCAATTAGCTTGACCTCTTCTACAGGTACAAACCCTAAAGGAGTAAGTCAAACACTTTACACAATTACTAGGCAAGCTGCTGCAGGAGATGGCTTGTTTGCCTCTCTTGCTTCGTCAGCTACTGGTAACGGTGTAGGAATGTCTTTATGGATTAGAAGAGTTTCAGGTCCCGGTAGTACGGGTGAAGTTTGGCTAGGTAGAGAACCACAAACTACTCCTTTAACGCCAAGCGAAGGAGAGCTAGTTGATGTTGGTTCTGATTGGCAAAGAATTGAGTATAAATCAACAGGTTACACTGGGACATCCAAAATGTATATCAACCCTCAATATCTGCACAGCTTTCAAATATGGGGTGCGCAAACAGAAAAATCTGGAGGCGGACAACCAGGAAAAGTATCCAGCTACATTCCAACTACTGCAACGGCGGTTACAAGAAATAGAGATAACTACGCCAACGGAGGGGACTCTACGCTAATTGGGCAAACAGAAGGAGTGTTTTATTTTGAGGGAGCTTCGCTAACCGTGTGGTCTACAGGGCGAGCAATGGCTTTATCAGACGGCGGAGCAGCCAATAGAGTTGTTTTATTTTTTGACTACGCAGCTAACTCAATTAGAGCTTTGGTTAGAGACGGGAACAATAATCAAACACTTTTTACGGATGTTTTATTTGGTCAAACGAACTTTAATAAAATAGCAGTAAAATACAAATCAGGCGATATAGCTCTTTGGATAAACGGAACAGAAGTAGCTACATCAACAAATGCACTTTCGTTTACTAGCCCTTTAACCGAGCTAGCTTTTGATCAAGGTAACGGATCTGTCCACATGGACGGTTTTATTAAACAAGTTGCGGTATTTAAAGAAGCATTATCAGACGCGGAATTAGCTGCATTAACATCATAATATATGAGACTAAATATAGGTAAGTACGCTTTCAATTCAGAAAAGCAAGCGAAAAGCAAAATAAAAGCATTAGGCACACAGGCTACAGATGAAGGTGTAGAATATCCTACGCATCCGCATGTTGTTACGGAGCTAGGGATAGAGCGACTGTCTGAAGACATTTACAACGAGGAATGGGAACTATTGCACGAGGCTATTTATGGTACGGATTACTTAGTAGACGTTTTATGGGTTGACCTAGAAGAAGAAGAAGATGGAAGCACTAATCACCCCTATGGATGGGCTACTTACTCGGTTAACGTTTCAGACGAAGGTATACACAGCTTTCTAGGATTAAAATATCAAGAACTAAAAATAACAAATAACTAAACAAAAATGGGACAATTCCAAAATCAACCAGATTTCGCAACAAAAGCAGAAGCTTTAACGTCTTTGCCTTATACTCCTGAAGAGCCATCGGCTATTTACATAGGAGAAAAAACAGATACAGCAGCAGACGCCTCTATTACAGTTATCATGCCAGGGAGCACTACTCAAGTAGTGTTTAAAAATGTTACCACAGGTTTCTTACCGGTAGTAGCTGCAACTGTACATGCTTCTACAAACATAAATCAAAACAGTATCGTACTGGTTAGATAAACTTTTATCTACAAACAATTTAATTAAATAAGTAAAATGAGTAATTTAATAAGAAAGATAAGTATCGGCAAAGACTACAAAGTTGATGCGATGCACTACTCTGTAGGCCAAGAGGTTTATGGAGGTCACACAATAAAGCATATTGTAGAGGAAGAAGATAAGTATTCTATATTTATAGAGAAAAAAGGAGACTTAATACCCTGGAAAGATTTTAACAAAAATATGGGTATTGCTATTGAGTATAATATAGAGTACTAATGAAAGGTGTGTTTAATTTTATTGTGTCACCTAAAGATGGTAGATACGATAGCTCGAAAGAGATAGACGGCAAAACACTTATTTTAAATACAGAAATGCAAAACCACAATTTTGTGAGTAGAGTTGGTGTCATAGAAGGACTACCTGCTTACGATACGATGGGATTGGAGATAGGCGATGAAGTAATAGTGCATCACAATGTATTTAGAAGATTTAGAGACATACGCGGAAAAGAAAAGAATAGCTCTAGTTACTACGAAGAAGATTTATACTTTGTACAACCGGATCAAATCTTTGCTTATAAAAGAGAAAAGCAATGGACGCCTTTAGATGGATTTAACTTTGTTAAGCCGATTAAAGACGATTCATTTTTATCTAATGCTAAAGAAAAACCTTTAGTAGGAGTAATGAAGCATAAAGATCCTAAGCTTGTTTTTTTAAAAAGAAATGACTTAGTAGGTTTTAAACCTTCAAGCGAATACGAATTTATTATAGAGGGCGAACGTTTATACAGAGTACCCACCAATTCAATTACAATTAAATATGAATACAAAGGAAACGAAGAAGAATATAATCCAAGCTGGGCAGAAGGCAGTTGAAGAATTAATAAAGGTAGCAAAAGAAGCTATTGTAGATTCCGAAGACGATTTGTCAGCGGATAAGTTAAAGAACGCTGCAGCAACAAAGAAGCTAGCTATATTCGATGCTTTCGAAATACTATCTAGGATAGAAGAGGAAGAGGAAAGACTTAACGAAAAACCTAAAAACGTAAAGAAAGAAGAAAAAACGTTTAAGGGTTTTGCAGAAGGAAGGTCTAAGTAATCATGTACAAGCAAACATTATATAAAATAGAGAACGACTACATTAAGCCTAAAGTGCTTAAGAGAATGAATCGTTACAAAAAATGGGAATATGGTTACAATGCTGAGCATGATATCGTGGTTATTAGTAAAACTGGAGAGATTGGAGAAATTTATGATATCCAGAATCTTAAAATCGCTTTACCTAAAGCAACAAAGAACATACATAAACGCTCAGATAAAAAAGATGAGCAGTTCTGGGAGGCTGCGGAATATCCAAAAGAATTAAGCAAAATAAAAAGCGTATTTGATTGGGAAAAATACCCGTCAGACTTTAAAGAAAAATGGTACGATTATATCGACCAAGAGTTTAACTATAGAGAAGAAGGGTTTTGGTTTTACAACAATGGTAAACCTACATATGTAACAGGTACGCATTATATGTACCTTCAGTGGACTAAAATTGACGTAGGTCATCCTGACTTTAGAGAGTCGAACAGATTGTTCTTTATATTTTGGGAAGCTTGTAAAGCAGATAAAAGAAGTTATGGTATGTGCTATTTAAAGAATAGACGTTCTGGGTTTTCTTTTATGTCGTCTGCAGAAACAACTCACCAAGCAACAATGTCTAGTGATGCTCGTTTTGGTATACTATCAAAGTCAGGAGCAGATGCTAAAAAAATGTTTACAGATAAAGTTGTACCGATTTCTATAAACTACCCTTTCTTTTTTAAACCCATACAAGATGGTATGGATAGACCGAAAACTGAGTTAGCGTATAGAATACCGGCAAGTAAGTTAACTAGAAAGAAGTTGGACTCAAATGAACAGCTTGAAGAACTTGTAGGGTTAGATACTACAATTGACTGGAAGAACACAGGGGACAACAGTTATGATGGAGAAAAATTAAAACTACTAGTACACGATGAAAGTGGAAAATGGGAAAAGCCAGATAATATTTTAAATAACTGGCGAGTTACAAAGACCTGTTTAAGGCTAGGTAGCAAAGTGATCGGTAAGTGTATGATGGGATCAACATCAAACGCTTTAGAAAAAGGTGGAGCTAACTTTAAAAAACTATACGATAATTCGGATGTTAAGAAAAGAAACCGCAACGGACAAACTGGCTCAGGACTATATTCTTTGTTCATACCTATGGAATGGAACTACGAGGGATACATTGACACTTATGGGTTACCTGTATTCGATACGCCAAAAGAACCTGTCAAAGGAGTTGATGGAGAGTTAATAGACATGGGTGTTATAGAACACTGGGAAAATGAAGTTGATGGACTAAAGAGTGATCAAGATGGTTTAAACGAATTCTATAGACAATTTCCTCGAACAGAGAAGCATGCGTTTAGAGACCAAACTAAAGATAGTATATTTAATTTAGTAAAAATATACGAACAAATTGATTATAACGAAGATTTACGTAATACTAATATAGTTACAACAGGTAGTTTTCAATGGGAAAACGGTGTTAAAGACACAAAAGTTATATTTATGCCTAACCCTAGCGGTAGGTTTAAAGTATCTTGGGTACCTGGTTCAACTATACAAAACAGGCAAATTAAAAAGAACGGAGTAAGATACCCAGGCAATGAACATATGGGTGCGTTTGGTTGTGATAGTTATGATATATCAGGAACCACAGATGGTAAAGGATCCAAAGGAGCATTACACGGACTGACAAAGTTTAGTATGGAAGACGCTCCTCCTAATTCGTTTTTCTTAGAATATGTAGCAAGACCTCAGACCGCTGAAATGTTTTTTGAAGATGTATTAATGGCTTGCGTATTTTACGGTATGCCTATACTTTGTGAGAACAATAAGCCTAGGTTACTATATCATTTCAAAAGAAGAGGATATAGAGGCTACTCAATGACAAGACCGGATAAGCTTTGGAATAAGCTATCTGTTACCGAAAAAGAAATAGGTGGTATACCTAACTCGAGCGAAGATATAAAGCAGGCTCACGCAGCCGCTATAGAAACCTACATACAACAATACGTGGGATACAAAGGAGACGAAGGTTATGGCGATATGTATTTTAATGAAACGCTAAACGACTGGAGTAAGTTTGACATAACAAAAAGAACAAAGTTTGATGCCTCTATAAGTTCTGGTCTTGCAATAATGGCCTGCAACAAAAACCTATATAGACCAAGCGCAGAAAGACAAAAGCAAAAGCTTAATATTAGCTTTACTAAGTATAACAATAATGGAGGAATTTCAGAAATAATAAAATAAAGCATGGCTGATTCAATTACAAAAAGTTTTTTCCCAAGTCAAGTAGCTAGCGATCAAGAGAAGATCTCTGACGAATATGGCTTAAGAGTTGGTAAAGCTATTCAAGACGAATGGTTTAACACTAATTCAGGAAATACTAGATTTAGAAGTAATCAAAATACGTTTCACAATCTAAGGCTTTATGCTAGAGGAGAACAAGGTGTTCAGAAGTACAAAGACGAATTATCTATTAATGGTGATTTATCTTACTTAAACATAGACTGGAAGCCTGTTCCGATTATACCTAAGTTTGTAGATATTGTTGTTAACGGTATATCTGATAGAACTTTTGATATTAAAGTTTATTCTCAAGACCCTTACGGAGTCAGCAAGAGAACCGAGTACATGGAATCTATTATAAGAGATATACAGACTCAAGAACTAAATGAATTTGCTGCAGAAAACTTTGGAGTAAATTTATTTGAAAACCCACCAGAGCAATTACCTGACTCTAAAGAGGAGTTGGAGGTACACATGCAACTATCGTACAAGCAAGGAGTAGAGATTGCAGAAGAGCAAGCTATAACTACAATACTCGAAAGCAATAATTACGACTTATTAAAAAGAAGAGTAAACTACGACTTAGTAACTTTAGGTATTGGAGCTACAGTAAGTAGATTCTCAAAATCAGAAGGAATTGTAGTAGACTACGTTGATCCAGCTAACCTAATATACTCATACACGGAATCACCTTACTTTGAGGATATATACTACGTAGGAGAAGTTAAGTTGGTACCTATCAACGAGATTAAAAAACAATTCCCTGAAATAACAGACGAAGAACTAGAAACTATATCTAGACAATCTTTCCAGAACAACGGTTTTTCTAATAGAACCATTTCCAACTACGACCAAAGCGATTCAAATACAGTTCAATTATTGTACTTTAATTATAAGACGTACATGAACGAAGTTTACAAAGTTAAAGAAACTGCTACAGGAGCTTCTAAAGTAATCGTTAGAGACGACCAATTTGATCCGCCTGTTGAATCGCTAGAAAAAGAATTCGGCAAGCTCTCGAGGTCTCTAGAGGTGCTCTACGAAGGAGTTATGGTTGTAGGAACGAATAAAATCCTTAAATGGGAGATGGCTAAGAACATGATGCGCCCTAAAAGCGACAATTCTAAAGTGTTACTAAACTACAATATTGTAGCGCCTAGAATGTATCAAGGTAAGATAGAATCATTAGTAAGCCGGATCACTGGTTTCGCCGATATGGTACAGCTTACACATTTAAAGCTACAGCAAGTATTATCTAGAATGGTTCCAGACGGGGTTTATTTAGACGCGGATGGTTTAGCTGAAATAGATTTAGGTAACGGCACAAGCTACAATCCACAAGAAGCTCTTAATATGTTCTTCCAAACAGGTTCTGTACTAGGTAGATCGTTTACTCAAGACGGTGATATGAATCCTGGCAAAATACCTATTCAAGAAATATCTACTGGAGCTGGCGGTGGGAAATTAGCCTCGCTTATACAGACTTACAACTATTACTTACAGATGATAAGGGACGTGACAGGTCTTAATGAAGCTAGAGACGGTTCTACGCCGGACTCGCGGGCTTTGGTTGGAGTACAGAAACTTGCAGCAGCAAATTCCAATACAGCAACTAGACATATATTAGATGGAGGATTATTCCTTACTAGAAGATTAGCAGAGTGCTTATCTTTAAGAATATCAGACGTATTAGAGTTCTCTCCTTCTAAAGATGCTTTTATCCAAAAGATAGGTGGTCACAACGTAGCTACTTTGTCTGAGATGGAAGAACTACACTTGCACGACTTCGGTATATTTATAGAGTTATCACCAGACGACACCGAAAGATCTATGCTAGAAAATAATATACAGACTGCATTGTCAGCAGGTCTTATTGATCTTGAAGACGCTATTGATATTAGAGAAGTTAAAAACTTAAAGCTAGCTAATCAAGTATTAAAAATTAGAAGAAAAAAGAAGCAAGAAAGAGATCAAGTTATGCAACAGCAGAACATACAAGCTCAAGCGAGCGCGAATGCTCAAGCGCAGCAAGTATCTGCTCAAGCAGAAGTTCAAAAGAACCAAGCGCTTACCCAGCAAAAAGCTCAGTTAATGCAAATGGAAAACCAGTTTGATATGCAGAAGCTGCAAGCAGAAGTGCAAGCTAAGAAAGATCTTATGGAAGTAGAATTTCAATATAACATGCAAATTAAGAATATTGAGGTTGAAGGTTCTAAATCTAAAGACTCTCAAAAAGAGGATAGAAAAGACGATAGAACTAAGCTGCAAGCATCGCAGCAAAGTGAATTAATAGAGCAAAGACAAAACAACTCAGGCCCAAAAAGCTTTGAGTCCTCAGGAAACGATATTGTAGGCGGAGGATTTGACTTAGGTTCCTTCGAGCCTAGGTAATATTAATAGTAGTAATTTTATAATATTTTATCATGGAAGAAAACCAACAAGAAAACATTGCTGAAGAGCAAGTTGAACAAAACGAAACTAGTAGTGGCGTAGCTCAAGCAGAAGACGGTACTATTAAGATTAATCTAGGAGAGCTGAATAAAGCACAAGAAGCTCAGCCAGAAGCAGAGGTTGAACAACCAGAAGCTACCGAGCAGCCTGCAGAAGAGCACGCGACTCCAGAAGAAGCAATTGCTACTTTAGAAGAAGTAATTGAAGAGGTTACAGAACCAGAAGTAGTTAACGAAGAAGTAGTTGAAAAAGAGCAACCTACAGAAACGCCTCAACCAACCGGTAGAGAATTACCTGAAGCTCTAGAAAAGTTAGCTGCCTTCATGGAAGAAACAGGGGGTTCTTTAGCAGATTACAACAAACTGAATGTGGACTACGACTCGCTAGACGAGAAGCAGTTGATGAGAGAATATTACGAAGATACTCATTCTCATTTAGATAAAGACGAAATAGATTTCTTATTAGAGGACAAGTTTGACTATGACGAAGACTTAGACGAAGAAAGAGATATTAAAAGAAAAAAACTTAAATGGAAACAAGAGCTAAACCAAGCTAAAAACCATTTAACTGACTTGAAGTCTAAGTACTATCAAGAAGTAAAATCTGGATCTAAATTAACACCAGAGCAAAAAGAAGCGGTTGACTTTTTCAATCGTTATAAAAAAGAAAGTAAAGAAGCTACCACTATAGCTGAACGAGAGACCAATACGTTTCTAAGTAAAACCGATAAAGTATTTTCAGAAGATTTCAAAGGATTTGATTTCAATGTAGGAGATAAAAAATATAGGTTTAACGTGAAAAATCCGGTCGAGGTTAAGAATACCCAAAGTGACATCAACAACTTTGTCAAGAAGTTCTTGAATGAAAAGAATGAGATGTCAGATGCTAAGGGTTATCATAAATCGCTGTTTACAGCTATGAACGCAGACGCAGTAGCGCAACACTTTTATGAGCAAGGCAAAGCCGATGCAATTAAAGGAAGTATTTCAAAAT